GCTGTCGATGTTGCTCCTTATCCTATTGACTGGTCTGACCGTGATAGGTTTCACTATTTTGGCGGATATGTTATAGGGATTGCACAACAAATGGGATTAAACATTCGCTGGGGTGGAGACTGGGACCAAGACACTAAAACCAAAGATAATCGATTTGATGACCTCGTACATTTTGAGATTAAGGAATAATGCCAAAGCAGTTTAAGACATACACACGTTTTGACGGCGGTCTAAATACAAAGACTAACGCTCGTTCTATACAAGATAACGAATTAGCGCAAGCTAACAATGTTATTGTAGATGAGCTGGGCATGGTAAAATCAGCTGGCAAAGCTATCGACAACGATGATAACTATACTGACCCTAGTTTAGGCGGGGCTATGCAGGCAGGTTACGGTTTATTTCAAGCTGTCATGGATTTTAAATTAGATGGTACAAATACACCTAGTGTGTTTACATTTCTTGCTGACCCAAGTTCCTCTACAAAAATCGATATAAGCGAAGACCAAGCCCCATTTTCTAAGAGCGGTAGCTTTGATGCAGACGAGATTGATATGAATGTAACAAGTGTGATTGCTGGATTCACAGGTGGTCAAGTAGTTTACGATATAGCAGATGGAGCAGTGAGATTATCGGATGCTGCCTTTGGAGCAACGAACACTACAAAGATATATCAGTTTGTTAAAAGAAAACTTTGGCTTGATGACGATGGAACACAATTAGTAGTTGATGGCAGTTCTGCACAAACTATATCTGAGTATGTGAGTACCTTTAGTGGACTGTACAGACCTTTTGAAAATCCATTTATAACAGGTGCGACTGTTACTGGCTACCCGACTAACGGTGGCTTAGTTATGACTGGAGATATCACTCAGAGCGGAAGCCTTAGTGGCAATACTGTTAATGGCAGCAATGGGGCTGGCTTAGGCTCTGCTCACGAAGGAGCTCTTGATACTGGGGGTTTTATTTTAATAAACCTAGAAGATAGTTCGGAGCACGCTATATCCAGCGCAAACAGTTCTGGTGTCTTGACATTAGCAGATTCAATTAGTACAAGTGCTGGTAATGACAATTATATCGTAGCCCCAGACCCCGGACATGGATTTAACATAGAAGTGACACAACCCGGCGCTGGAACAATGACGGCTGGGACATTTGAATTTGCACAAACATTTATATACGACGAAAGGCAAGAGTCTTTACCATCTGAAATGAAAGGCACCATAACGATAGGCGCTGACAAATACTTAAACCTTAGAATTATTGCTACTAACGGATATAATAAAAGAATTAGTGGCGGTAGAATATATATGAGAGATAGCACGACCAAGGGCGAGTATCAGCTAGTTGCAGATATTGACCTATCAAAGGGTTGTCGCTCTAGCTTAGAAGGGGAATATACAGGTTGGACAGTAGCATTTTCTCAGTCTAAGGTGTTACATTGCTCTGTTAACATATCAGTCAACAACATAGATACATTTGAAACCTTAAATGGGTACACCTCTTCAGTTTTTACAAACCATATAGCCTCCAGTACAGCTTCTGGTTATAAGACAAGCGTAGTAACAAATAGAAGAAAGTTTATAGCAAATGTAAAAACACTGGATTCTACTGGTAGTGTTGTGCATCAACCTGATAGGTTGTTATTTAGCGATATAAATAAGTTTGACACAATACTGCCTACTAGCTTTATTGATATAGGTGTGAATGATGGTGAAGAATTTATAAAACTAGAAGCTTATGCGGATAGGCTTCTTGCCTATAAGAATAGAACATTGTACGTAATCAATATTGGTGGAGGTGCGGATACTCAATGGTTCTTAGAAAGCTCACATCAAAATATGGGCGTAGAGTTTCATGCTGCTGTTACAAAGACACCTTTTGGTGTATGTTGGGTAAATAAAAATGGTTTATATATATATGATGGAAGCAGAATACAAAACTTGCAAACAAAAATTATAGAGGACCAATGGTCTAGTTTTGTAGATGTTGATACAATGATAGGCTATGAACCTACTCATAAACATTTAGTAATTATTAGAAACGCTGGACTGGCTTTTACCGATAGTACCTGTGACTATAACAATGACCCAACTATTACAATGGATAGTACCGCTGCTATAGCTCCGGGGATGACAGTCAGTGGAACCGGTATTCCCGCTGGTGCAAGTGTGCTTTCTGTTACAAATTCTACTACGTTTGAGCTTTCTGTATCTACAACCGGAGGTAGTGTTACCAATGGGACACTTACGTTTAACGGACACGCAGATGCTAGTGACAATGGAGATGCTTATATATACAGCTTTATCAGTAAATCTTTTACTTTCGTAGAAGATTTAGTAGCAAGCAACATAAAGACAAATCCAATAACAGATGTTTATAACAAGATGACAATGGCAGTAAGTACAAATGAAATAATATCTTATGATGGCGAACCTGACTCTGGGACTACATTTGACATTAAATTAAAAGATGATGACTTTGGATTACCCGGTATAGTAAAAAAAATATACGGAGTCAGTGTTGAGTATTCTAGTGGAGCTTCTAATAGTAATGGTTTAAAATATTTTTATACCAATGAAAGTGGCACAAAACAAGCTGTTGCTAATGGTGGAACTTTAGCAAGTACAGACGATAGCGATTCCCTTGGTACAAATCTAGATGTTAATAATGTAACATTCAGTAGCCCGTTATCAGTGTCATCCTTTCAAGTGCAGTTAGATTTAGATGGTAGCAGTGTTCACAAGATTAATAATGTATCAGTAGAATATAGACCAACAAGTAAGAATGTAACATAATGGCTATAGACAGGGAAAAAAGATATTTATACAATACCAAAGGTATTAAAACTAAATTACAAGTAGGGGTACCAGCTAAAAATACTGGCAATGACGGCGAAGAGCGCATAGTAAAGACTAGCGATGGGAAACTCAGGTTGTATAGAAAACAACTGGGAGCATGGTACTTTTTAGAATTTACGAGGACTTGATATGGCAAACAGTTTAATGGAATTATACGGTGGAGGTATGACAGGTAAACCTACCAATTACCAGTTAGGTGGTAGGATTGCTCGTTCTAATTTAGAAAGAGCGGTAAATAAAGAAAGAATAGAGCTTAAAGAAAAACAAGAAGAAGCTGCAAAAAAACAGCAAAAAGCTGGCTTTCTTGGTCAACTAGGTCAAATTGCAGGTGGAGCTATAGGTTCTATTTTTGGACCTGTGGGAACAGGGATAGGCGCAGCTCTAGGTAGCCAATTAGGTCAAAGCACATATCAAGGTACAGACGTTGGAGAAGGTCGTTTTTTAACACAAAGCAGAGAGGACCTGCAGGAAAATGTAGACGATTTTAAAGAAGGTATGTTAACTCGCTCTGCTATAGCTGGTTTGCAAGCGGCTATTATGCCGGAGTTTTACAAAGGAGTTGGTGAGTTTGCTGGTGATATTTCTGATAAAGGTTTAGGGTTTCTTCGTGGTAAATTTCAAACGCCAGTAGGGTTAACGGAAGGCAGTGAAATATTTATGAAAGATACAACCGCTGCAGGTGTAAACCCTTTTCAAGATGCAATAGACCAGCTTACCTCTTCTAGCGTGGCAAGTGAAGGAGAAAGCCCACTTTCTTTTGGACAAACATTTAGGCAGGCATTGAACGAAGGAGGGCTGGGAAGTACATTTATGTTTGAGGGGAACCCATATCTTGTAGAGTTTGCTGATAGAGGCAATAACTCTATGGCTAGTATGAGAGGTGGGGGATTGATAAATATGATGTTGCCACAAATGCAAACTGGAGGCGTTGTGAATCCTTACGGCTATGGAACGATGACGGACCCTCTGCAGGCATTAAGACAAATGGGAATGGGAGCGACAGCTGATGACCCAAGATTGCAGCAATATTTAAACGAATTGCCTCAGTTTGGCATGGGGTACGCACAGCAAATAGGAGATATACAAACAGGTGCGCAACAAACATTAAGGAACATGAGAGGTCAAGCCATGCAAGCTGCCGGACAAAGAGGTTTTTCTGGAAGCGGTATAGGACAAAGACAAGTAGCTACTCAATTAGGAGATTTAAGAACAGATGTTGCCAGACAAAGACGAGGAGTAATTGAAGGTTTCCAGTCTGATTTGTTAGGTGCAATCAGGGACATTGAAAGTGCTGGAGAGTTTACATTCAATACAGGTCCAACTCCTTACGAGACACTAAACATGACACAAGAGGAATACGCTGAGTATTTAGCTAATCAAGCCCAAGGACCAGCTGACATAACTCAGTTTGAAGAAGAAGAAGATGATGGGATGTTGGGATTTAATACGGGGGGTACTGGATTTAGCAGTCAAGGTGGAGGCACTCCATATACACAATCTGGAACAACTGATATATAAAGTAGAGGATTACAATGGCAAACGGTAACGTAGAACAATTAGCAAACTTCTTAAATCAACTTCCTCAACTCATGCAGAGAAGAAGAAGTCTAGATTTGGATGAAAGAAGGCTTGATTTATTTGAAGAGCAACAAAGAAACACTATTGAGAACCAACAAAGGATTAGGGAAGAGAATAGAAAGACTCAATTCTTGCGGGAGTTTACCACACTTTATAACTCCCTAGAGGGCTCACCTGATGCAAGGGCTATACTGTTAAAACAACACCCTTATATGAAAGATAATCCACAAATAGCAGAAACTTTTGAGCGTGAAATAGAAGCCAAAGAGCTGCTATCGCAACAAGTAAACTCTTTGTTTGGAATGGAGCCTGAGGACGGAATTTTAACTGCGAGAACTTTAAGTAAAAATAAATACGTTAACCCAGACCAGCTAAAAACTATTCGAGAATATATTAGTGAGTCAGAAGACAAATTAACAACAAGCTTAGATGAAGTTAAAAATACTACAGCTTATCAAAACTATGTCATTGCTGGTAAGAGATACAATGCCCTCGCTGCTAATCCTCCTATAAACCCATCTGAGATGGGCGAATATCGGGCAAAACTAGATGGTGCACTTGATGATTTAACAACATCTTTTAGAGAAGCCCAAGTACAGGCAAAAGGAATGGAAAACGTAGGTGCATTTCCAAAGCCGCCTTTACCCGCAGGTACTGGAACAGGCGCTGAGACTGGGGCGGGCGCAAGAGTCAAGACAGAAACCGGAACAGGTGCACCGACTAAATCTTTAGACCAGCCGTCACTTGACGATGAAAATGATTTAGAGCTTATTATTAAAGATATTTACGATGAAGATGATGCTCCTTTAGGTGGTATAGACACAACTAATCCGTTTACTATGTCAATAATAAATCCTATGAATTTAGGGGAGAGTCAAAACCCAAATATAACTATAGATTTAAGGGATAATCCCGAACAAGCTAGGTCTCAATTCATACAAAGAAACTCTGGCTCACCGGATAATTAAAAATTATGCCGATTACTGAGATAGATAGAAAACTCTTTGATGATGTTTTTTATGATACTCCTGAGCTAAAAAGAGAAGTATCTAAAAGTAAATTATATGGAGTCGTTCCGGGTGACTGGCTTCCTAACTGGATAAAACAAGGTTACAACAATAGCATAGAAGGTATGGCTAGGCAAGTTTACGATGGAAAGCCTGTTTTTAAAGTAGACGAAGACTATGACCCGGGGATAGTAGAAGATGTTCTTGCTACAGTTATGAGCTTTGCTACTCCAACTGACGCAGCTACGTTGCTTTTAGGTGGAGGTCTTGGGGGAGCTGCGGTAAAAAAATTCGCAACTAAAAATCTAACTGCTGAGTTTGCTAGAAGACAAGCTGTTAAATCTGGTTTAGAAAAGACAGCTGCAGCTAGACTTGTAAAGCAAGCAACCCCAAAAGTAATGAACACGGCTAGAGCTAGAGCTGTTACAGGAGCAACCCAGCTGGGTTTTTATTCTGGATTAGCTTCATCTTTAGGTCAAGAAATAACTGATGGCGACATTGATTTTGTTAAAACCTTAAAAGATTCAGCAAAAGGAGCTGCTCTCGGAGCCTTAACAGGAGCAACCGCAGTAAAGACAAACCAATACGCTGCAGCAAACAATCTAACACCTAAGCAAACAGTAGCTTTGCAAAAAACAGCAGAAATAGGGGTATTTGGAACTACACAACCTTTACTAGAGGGAAGTCTTCCATCTGCTCAAGACTATGTACACGCTGCTGGGGTGATAGGAGGATTGACTCTTAAATCAAAATTAACAAAAGGTTTATCAAGAGCTCCAATAGATAAAATTAGACAGTATGAAGCTCGTCAAGAACTTAGGGGTGCAGCTAGGAAAGAAGCGGAGCAAAATGCCAGTAGGAAAAGACTGCAAGAAACTTGGACAAATGGCAAAAAAGAAGTTAAAATACTTTCCGATTGGCAAGGAGACCACGCCAGAGATACGCACATAAAAATACAAGATATCAAAACAAACGAAATAAGTCAGATAAACAGAAAAGAGTTTTTTCAAACAGGTAATTATAGAAGAGCAAAAGATAGTTTTGGGAATGATTTTGCTACAGGAATAAGAAAAAAAATATTTAGTTTAAAAAGCAAGCTAAACATAAGTGACAAAGATTTTAAAGAGATGGTAGATAGAGCTAGTGGTAAAGAATATTCACTGAAAAAAAGCGGTAAAAAAGGTAGGCAGTACAGAACAAACTATCAGGTTTTAAACAACGAAGGAAGAAACAAACTTCTTATATCACTTGAGACAAAGCAAAAAACAAATCAGGTAATTAGTGACTATAATAAAAGCGGTATAGAGGTAAGCAATACTACTGGTGGTTCTCTTCTTAAACAGTCTATACCTGAAAGATTTTATAATGCAATAACAGGTAGAGTGAAAGCCGCAGCAAAAAAAGCAGAGTTTACTTATTTACCTGTCGATAAGGTCATTGACAATCCCATAGGCAGAAGAATAATTAAAACAATAAACGATTTAGACTTGACTAACGCTACCTTGTTTACAAGACTAAACGACAGGCTTGCAAATGCAACATACACGGCAAGAGATGGCAAGAAATATACGTTCCAAGACTTAGCATCTCAGGAGTTAATAAAGGGCGTAAAGGGAGGTATCAAGTCTGGATTTAATAGAAAAAAACTAAGGCAGGAACTTGCTGATGATTTAGAATCTACGAATCCAAAAGACATAAGAAATACCAAAGAAATTAGAGATGTATTAAACCTTACTTATCGAGCTTCCAAAAGAGCAGGTATAGATGTAGCGCCTTTTTTAGATAATTATTTTCCAAAAGTAATAAAACCCAAGATACTAAAGAAAATATATGACGATATAGATAGGTTTGTTACTACAGACCCTTATGGCAATGCCCAAGATGCAGAGTTAAAACCTAGCATTGTTAGAAACCTTGAAATAGCAATGCGTACTGGTCGCTTTTCTGACGAAACAGTCAGCGCAATAAACCACATTGTAGCGCTAAAACTTAATCAAAGACAGCAGGGTACAGTAAGAACCAGACCATTGTCTCGCTCTGAGCAAATGGGAGAGGCTTTCCAAATACTAAAGAATCAGATTCACAGCGAAAGAGTCGTTACTAATAAAATGCTAGAAAAAGCTAGAAAAGATTTTATCTTGCCAAAAGAGTTTTATGAAAGAGATGCCGGTCTAGTTCTTACAAACTACCTATCTCAAGCTTCTAAAAGAATGTCTTACGTGAAGCACGCAGGTGCGAATGGAGAAAGAGTATTTGACAGGCTAAACGCATTACGAAAGCAACCCGGAGGAGCTAGGCAGGCTGAGATTCTAGAAAAAGCTTTTAATGCACAAACAGGTCTTATTGAAACGGATTTAAAATACAACTGGAATCCAAGAGCAAAGACAATATTAAATGAATTTGTAAATGTAAACGTTGCTACTAAAATAGGATTAGGTTTTGCTACCATCCCTAATCTTACACAAAGTTTTATTTCTACAGCATTATCACTTGGCTACGCTCCAATGTTCAAAGGAACTTATAAAGCTTTAACAGATAAGAATTACAGAAGAGATATTAAAAAATATTCTGGAGCTGGTCTTTTGGAGTTGAATCAAATAATATTAGGCTTTCAACCATTGGCAAGTAGCCCTCTTTCGAAGTTGGCAAACGTACTCACTACTGCTTCTGGATTCCAAGGTATCAACAAGATTAACAAACTTATATCTGCATTCTCAGCACACGAGGCTGCTTTGCAGTGGCAAAGACTAGCTACCTCTAAACCGACAACAGCAAGGCAAGTTGCCAGAAGAAACTTTGCTATACAGAATTTAAGAAGGATGGGTATTGCAAATCCCACTAAGAAAATTACTATAAAAAACTCAGCTAAAGCTATGTATGAGTTTTCAAGAGACGCACAGCTACAGAGAAATGTTTTAAGGGAGCCAAGTTTTTTTAACACCCCTAAATTCCAACCCTTTTTATTATTTAAAAGGTTTGCTTATAGGCAGGCAGATTTGATAATCAGAGAAGCTAATAAGGCTTATGAACAAAAGAATATGGCTTTTTTATTTAGGCTTGGTATGGCTGGAATGTTTGGTGGTACTTTCGTGAACTGGGCTAAAGATGCCTTGACTAAACATATCATAGGTGTCAACGTATATGACGATAGCTACAGCTTTGCAATAGATGGCGTAAACTACACTACTAAAGATTTTATAGAAGGTATAGGCGCTGTAGGTGCTCTCGGTTATATATCAGATATTATAGCCTCAGAAAGTAAGTGGAGAGCCTTGGAGTTTGCTTTAAAACCTGTATTAATTAAAGACGCTGAAACATTATACACAGCTGTGCAAAAAGTATCTAAAGATATTGAAGAGATAGGCTTTAATTCAATCACAGCACAACGCTCTGCAAAATATTTTCAACCTCTTCTAGGGGCTAGTGCAAGAAGAGTATTAAGAACTTTTGAAACGCCCAAACAAAGAAGCGACTATAGGAGAACAAGACTGGGTGTCATAAAGAAAGAAATATTTGATAGTATGCTTGATGGTGACGATGCGAGAGTGAAAAGAATAATACTAAACTGGAACAACACTTTTCCAGAAAGACCTTTAACGCAGGATGACTTATCACCTTCCCAAATAAACAGATACTTAGAAAGAAAATATCTTAGAAAAGAATTAGAGTTTGAAAACAAATTACCTAAAAGAAAAAAGAGACCAATTTTTAACGAAAAACTTTATTAATAATAAGTAACTTTCATCCTGTGCATCTTGCTAGGATTCAGAGCGTAGTATTCATTCTTCTTTTGCTTCTTAAATTTAGCCTGTTCTTTCTTCTCCATTTCAAGCCAACACTTTTCTAGTGAATCTACTCTTGTTTCATAACCTGTTATCATTCCACAATGTAAATAGTTTGTAGAATTATAGCTGTCTGTCATAGGATTCCAATTTGATTCTCCGCACATTGCGCACTTAGAATCTATCAAAGGGCATTTTATGAACAATGTTTTACTTTCTGTATTTTTTTGTAAACTTGTAGACAAAAACACCCCCTAATTTAGCTTATATGACGATAAAAATAATATTTTGATACAATATATAGCTGTGGGGGATAATACGAAATTACCCCCGTTACAGCCTTTATTCAAGCTTTTTTTAAAAAGGGTCGTCATTGCTCTTTTTATTGCCGAATTTCTCTGATGGTTCCTTGAAACTCATGTAAAAATACTCATCACCCTTCTGAGTCTTCTTTCTCCACATAGCGAACTCCATCAAACTATCTCCAACCTTACCCTTTCCTGTGAAATCTGGCTGGTTATCACCGCTTTTCTTTCCGTTAAAAAATACTGTAGCAGTATTTGGTTTATGTTCAAATGCCATTCTTGGCTCCTTTCGTTTGTTAATTTTTTAGCGGGCTACCTTTACACCACAGATTGTTAAAGAGACTGGTTAGCGCCAACCAACTTTTTCTTTTGCTAATCTTTCCCGCTAAATCTTTTCTTTGCTAAGTGACACTAAAAATAAATAGTGCTCTAGCGGGACCACCATAAATGGTGCGCCTCTATCTTCTCGTATCACCACGCCCACTTCTTCCTTCTCTGGTTTTACCCAAGTCGCAATAGACTTTCTTCTTTTGCATCCGTAGTAATTACCTTCAATCTCTATGTCGCCCATCTCGTGTTGCGCTCCGCCTCTATCTCGATTGAAAGCCTCTAGTTTAAATTCTTTAGCTAGATTTACTGCTTGTCTTTGTAGCTCTGCTCCTCTTTGACGGTTTCTTTTTCCCCGTCTCTGATTCTCTTTTTTCTTGGTCTTCTTGTAAGTATTTTGTGAATTTTTCGACATCGTCATTCCATATTATATAGTTTTCTAATAGTGTTCTTACCATCCGTAATTCTTGTCCTAAGCCATACACTCTTTCAAACAAGTGTGTAATCTGCTTATCTCTATCTTTGTTATTGGTCTTGTGTTTGTTCTTCAAAATATCTCCATCTTAATTTTATTATCTTTCTCTAAGCAATGTGGGCACAACTTAAATAGTGTCTTTGACTTAGATAAATACTTGAAGTCACATCCTCTACAGCCGTACTCCCATTCTTTCTCATCATCATCTGATTCAAATATAAACTTAGGATTTAACAATTCTTTAATCGGCAGCAGAATCAAACTAGAGCTAAAATTGTCACCACCTTTTATATCTCTTTGTGGGTGCCTTAAATATTTACGACACATCTTTTTAAATACTTTTGTCTTTACAAAGAATGCTATATTCTCATTTTGTTTTTCATCTACAAGAACATAAGCAATGTACTTAGCCTCTGTGACAGATATACCACTAGGCTTTCCATTATTGCTGTATTCTACAGCTATATTGCCCGTGTCCCATGCCTTGTAATCTTTTTTAAACTCAATGGTCTCTAGCATCTCTGCCCATTTATTTTCGGACAGCTTACCCTCCAAAAGGTTTACATCAAACCGATAGTCTGCACCTCCATCATCTCTTACCTGCTTAGTAATGTCTTTTAGCTGTCCTTGATTTAAGATAACTTTAATCGCTTTCATTGGTAGCCAACGGGTTGGGACTCACTGCTTCTGAAGACCCAGAGCCAGACTCTTTGTATAAATCTAACTCTACATTAAATCCAAGTCTCTCTGCTTTCTTCGTTACCCACTCCACAAAATCCCTGACATCCGCATCTGTCATGTCATCTGTTGGCTGAATTTTAAGTTTGTTCCAATGTATCAAAACGGAACCTCCTCTATTTTCTTTTTTAGTACCGCTACCGGATAGCTCACATTGATGCCTTCTTTGTTTACAAAGCTCTTGTAAGTAACGTCAATAATTATATCTATGTTTGTTAGCATACTTAGCTGCAAATAAGGTAAAGACATTTTGTTTTTATCGTTCTTTTGTATGCCAAGAGTTTGGCAGAACTTAGCGAATCCCCAATTACGGTTTGGCTTGAACTGATAGCCTTGGACATCTTTATATCTAAATAGCCCGCTATCTTTTATTTCTGTTCCATCGTATTCTGAATGCTTGATACGATAGACCGGCTTAAATACGTCAGCTATGAATCCCCCGCAACGCATATCCTTCATAACTTCTATGTCGCATATCATAGCTTTGTATTCTCCAGAGGGTATGCGAGAGTCCGCACTATCCCTACTTGGTATGTAGTAAGAGTCGTCTGACATCTACTTATAGGATTTTCTCATTTCGTGCATCTTGTCTAGCGATGCTTGAAGATTGTCCATTGTAATCTTCCCATCGGCTAATGCTTCCAAGACCTTATCTGAATCTTCTTGGTTGAGACCATCCATATCTAGATGAACCACCGCCTCTATAAACTTCTTTGTCCCCTCCTGTTCTGTCTCTAAGACTTTCTTGCACTCTTCTTTATTCATGTACGGCTTCTTAACAACCGGTCTGTCTGGCGGGCTATCCTCATCTACGCCATTCATTACGTATCCTACGAATGCTTCTATCTTTCCTATCTCAGATGGTTTTAGTTGCTTACCCTGCTTGTATAATTCAAGCGCAAAGCCATATCGCACCTTACCCCTGTTTACCTTTTCCCAATCTACCTCTTGGTCCATTTTTTTTCCCTTTCTTGTATTCCTTTTATGCCACCACCACAAGGCTCGTAAAACGAGCAATACTTAGAGTTACACTCCCAATCCTCTACCGGAGAGAAACCTTTCTGTATCGGTGGTAAGCCGTCTTTAAATAATTCTTCTACTTTTAGCCAATACCTTTCTGCTATATCAATATACTTTCTTGGTACCTTTAACTCTTTTACACGTGAGTTGTTCTTGTTATAGAAAAGTAATGCCATCTTATTTATCTTTATATTGTTTTCACGATAATAAAGACCGTAGGTCCCTAGTTGAATCGCATAGTTCTGCGGCGCCTCTTTACTTCCGTACCTACCAAAGATAGATTGCCACTTGAAATCGTTGCACGTTTTAATATCGTACAATGCACCATCCTTTAGAATCATAGCATCTACAAAGCTACGTACATTCAATCGTGGAATCAGAATCTCTGTCTCGATGTGAACCTCGTACCCATTCTTCTTTGCATATCTTTCTAACGCTTCTTGCATATCTCCGTGAACCAAGTCGCCAAGTCGGAAGAGTCGCATCGTGTTAGAGTCTTTGTCTCCGGTCGGTAGCTTTTCTATCTGTGCGTAGTAATGTTTACGCATACATAATCCTGCACCAGATGCGTGAAACCATTCGTCCTTACCCTCGTATCTGGCGTCATAGTTCTCGCCCTTGAGGTCCATGATGTAGTCATCGTATATCTTAAAAAGGTCTATCATCCATGTGTATAAGCATAGCTTTTATCTCTTCGTCAGATATCTTCTGTATGTTACTAGGCTTAACCCTTTTTACTTTCTTGAACTTTGCACCAATAATCATAGACTCTATTACATACCTAACTAGACGCTCTACTATATTGAGTGCGAGGACATTGACTTGTATACCCTCATCGTGAAACATTTTTTTTATTGCAGTTTTGTTTAACAACATAACTCTCCTAAATAATTGTTAATACTTTCGGAATTTACATCGTTTCTTGCCATATTCAAGCAGAAATGTCATTTTGCTTATCGTCTGCCCACTTATCTAGCTCTTTCAATTCGTCTCTTACGTGGTCCGTAACAATGCTTAATCCCTTATAAAGACCTGCTAGGTACATCGTATTTTCTGCATACTGCAATGTGCTATTCTTTAGTAGCAACTTCTTATTAGCTTCCCGTATCCTCACTATCTCAGCTTGTATTTGTTCTATAATCTTATCGTAGTTTGCTAACACTATACACCTTTCTATATTATCTTACCGATAATGATTCCTATTATCATTCCTAAAATAAATTCTTTATTACGTTTACATTCATACACAATCAGTGAACATAAGCCTTTAACTATATCCATACTACTTTGTTCCCTTCTTTTTATTTTTCTTTTGCAGGTCGTTAATGTAGTTATCCGTTAGCTTAAAAAAGTCTCTAGATTCTTTCTCAAATCCTTTCTTCTCTTCTTTGCGTTCTGTTATCAGTGCACCTAGCAATAAACAATAATTACGTATATCTCTGAGCCTACCTTCTATTGGCTCGTTAGATGCTTCTGTTCCTTCTAATACATAGTTCCTTACACTATCCATGTGCTTTAGTAAATACACCATCGCAACAAACTCCGGTTGACATCGCAGCCGTTGTCCGATTGATTTGAAATTAGCCAATTTATCCTTATCTGAAATTGTGTATTCGATTCCCTTCTTTTCCATCAAGTCTAGCTCTATCTCAGATTCCTTACGTGCCCATCTAAAAAAGTCTTTGACTAGCATATTATCCCTTTCTTGTTGATTAAAGTTTGAGGGGAGGGGGAAATACTAAACCCTCCCCTGCTGGTGCGTTGTGTAGCGATGTAACAAAGCGGGGAAAAAATAAAAACCCCCATCGCCGGAGAGAGAGACGCACCTATTTAAATTCTTCTTTCTGCCTCAGCTACTATTGCACTATACACATCGTGTGGCTCTACCTCGAAGCCTTCGCATTCTGTGTTCTCACAACCCATGCCCCAATCCGAATGGTCTCCAGAATCTCCGTACTCCCACCAGACCAATGTCTCATTGCATTCCGGACATTCTACTGCCGTATTGTCTCCACCTATCATAATTCACCTATGTATTGTTCTGCTGTTCGCTGTAAATGTTCGTGTAAGTTACTAGCGATTGCGTTATTAATCTCAATCATTTCTCCGTATCTATAATCTTCCGGCACGTTATTCATAAGCCACTTGGCTCTGTTGCCTATCTTTACTAGCGTGTCTGCATCTTTTGGTATTACGCCATTTACAATATTCTCAATGCCACGCTCTCTAAATCTAAAATCTTTCAAAGCTACCCTGTATTTATTCATTTCTTCTTTTACTAATCTCTCTAGATATTTAACACTATTCTTTCTCATATCTTTCTCCTTAAATTTAAGAGCCCCTGTGGATTGTTCTCTTGCCTTAGTGCACCTTTGAGCAAGACTTCAGTTTTCTCTGAAGGGTCCAGACTGCCCAACACACATCTGAATACAGAGGCTCTCGTTAAAAGGGTATCAAGATAGGTTTCTAACACCCTGACAATTTCTGTCCTACTTTCAATAATGATACCCATACTCTTATAACTATTAAGTTTCAATAAAGTTCCAAAATATTTTTTAGGGTACAAACTGATTGTTGTTATTTGTGAAATTAACTTCAATTAATCAATACTACTTTAGTTGTGTCCATACCCTAAATATTACCTGCCGCAATCTCTTATAAAATCTTCTATCTTTCTCTCCATACATATCTGATAAAACACCCTGTTCGTTTCTTTCGCAGTCTTTACTTGATGGCAATTAGCACACAATACTCTACATTTCTTTGCCTCTCTCTCTAACTCTTTAATCGTTATTTTGTTCCGAAAAAGATTTGCCATGTTATCTGTCTTGACGTATTTACTTCTGTGGTCGAATTGCAATGTCAATGGATTACTTTCGCCACATACTACGCATTGCTTGTTCAATAGATAATCATACTTCCATTCGTATCTTTCACGTAAACCAACGTTATATTCTGTAACTTTCTTTTTCCACTTATATCGCTTATTTCGAGCTATAATCTTTTGCTTGGCACCAACTACCAAATGATAATTAATCGTTGATTTTGAGCACTTTAAGAGCTTAGAAATAGCATTGTAGCTATATCCCTCGCCTCTTAGCTGATGTATCTTCTCACGTAGCATTATTTATTAGCCTCATAAAATGCTTTTACAAAACTAGGGGACGATATACTTCTACGCTCTTGCCTAGTTAAATGTTCGTATCCCTCGTAATGTATTTGCTTGGTCTTTAGCTTGTCGAACTTTGGCATCGTACATTCAATAGGATTCTTCTTTGGTATATTAAAGAATCCCCATACACACGTTTTCTTTTTGTAGTTATCTCCATATTCGTATGGTTGATAAACTAATGTAGGATGTCCTAAGAATCTACGTAAAAATCCAAAGGGGTTTTCTAGCATCCAAAACTTTAGCGTGGTCTTTTTAGCCGTCTCGTATGGTATCTCATATTGGCATTCCCATATTATTCGCAAACATTCTTTGACCAAGAACATACCTTTCTCTAAGTCTCTAGGTATCTTTGAGTTGGTCTTGGCGAAACTAAACTCCGTACAAGGGGGGTTAGCAATGATTCCGTATATATCATTAGGTGGATGGTAATTCTCTACACCAATATCCTTGCCAATCCTTATAACTTCGTATCCATTATCTTCGTATGGCTTTGAATCGCTACCTATGTCGGCACACAAGTGTAATATCTTTTTCATTACATCGCTGGTATTAGATACCAAAGAACTAGGAATGGTATGGCTAAGTGTCCAATAGAATAATATGACCTTTTAAATGTTATCATGCCACCTCGCTTTATAGTGTCATCTCATGTATATCTGGCATATATCCTCACTTTCTTCACGTTCTATAAATGTTTTAACAAAAGCATCTAAAGGGTTCCAGTCTACCTGTTCAAAATACTCTCCCTTACCACCATCATCTGCAAGCATATTATAAGCAAAAAATTGATAATAAACCTTATATCTATCTTTGCCATAATATTTTTCTGAACTTTCTTTGCCTTTGTATTTATAAGGTAAATCCCATGTGGTATGATAAGTTTTATCTAAATCAATTACCTCTCTTAAACAATGTTGGAATAAAAATTCCTCTGCATAGTTTTGTAATTCAATTTCTTTTGGTATTATATTCATCACTCCATCTCACTTTCTATTTTATTATGCTCTTGCAGTTGTTTATATACGCATTCGGATAGTCTTTCGTACACCTCTCTAAACTCCATATCTAGGCTCGGCGATACATCTCCATTATCCAAGCCATATTTTATCTGTACTACGGCGATACCATCGTTTATCCACGGGAACAAATCATCGTATATGTTGCCAATAATCTCGTCCTTGTTGCTAACAATCTCAGCCGTACATCCATAGGCGAATGAATATCTATTCTCATCGACCTTGACTTCGTACTCTTCCATAAACTCATTAAATCCTTCTAGACCCATGTGATATATCATCCACTTCTTTACTGCTTTAAATTGTTCTTTATTGACTTGAATATTCGCCCAACCATTCCATGTCGAGCCATCGGTAAACCCTAGAAATCTAGGACTATCCTCGAACCTCCAATAGACTAAGTTGGTATATCCTGTACCTGCCCACGTGTCACAATCCTCGCATATTGCTTTACCATCTAGGATATTATGTGGCTTGAACCTACGTTCATCCTTTGAATGGTCGACTACTACGTCGCATTTATCACAAGTTGTTATTTGCATTTTACACCTCCCTCAAAGTTGGCATTACGCCATCCTTGCCATAGAATAATGCACCTGCATTGTTACCTTCGTCATCCTGTGACGGGAACATCCAAAATTCTCTGTTACCTTTTTTTAATAGCAAGCAAACGGGTTGCTCGTCCCACATCATTTCATCGCTTTCTTGTTTAGTCATGTATTCAACCTTAACTATTCTTGCACCTAGTAATTCACTTGTACCTTTTTCGTTCCAATATCTACGACAAAATTCACGATTGCTTAAATCGCCTTTGGTTTTTGTTATTGGTGTTGTTGTTTTCATTGTAAGTATTTCCTTTGTTTATTTTTTTTAATGTGTTAACTATTTATTTGTTCCAACTTTCTTGTTTATTTTTTCTTTTACTAATCCATCCTTTGAAATTGTAATCTTAATTCCTTTTTCTTCAAATCTAATTACTTCTTTTTTTTCTAGTTTTTTCATTTTATTGTTTCCTTTAGTTTATTGCTTTATACGCATCAATTATTTATTTGTTCCAAGCTTTTTTATTTTATATTGTATAATTCTTTTATCCAAAATGTGTCGCTCTCTAGCTTATTAATGGGTCTTCCAAAATCTGGTTGATTTAAATGCTTTACTATCAAACGCAAGTCCATTTGTTTATTGCCATACATCCAATCTTGTATCAATTTTTCAATAAATTTCTGTTGCTCTTCTTCATCCATTTCAAAAGCAATAAACCTTGATAGTACGTTTGCGAACCAATCTTTACTAATTCTTGCATTCATTGTTACACCTCATTTCTCTGATTTAGATTTACTTGATTTATCCAATACAAATGACGATTTATTAAGTCGCAATGCTTTTTCATTAAGTCTTCTGCTTTAGGCTGAATAATCGTATCGGGCTTAATATATTCTAACAAAGCCCTTATTATTTCGTGAGATTCAGTTTTGTTCAATAACTCTATATCGCCGTAACTTTTTATTTTTTTTTCTATTTGCATCGTTACACCTCACTTCTTTTTTTAAAATCAGTCTCGTGCCATGTTTCAAGTCCCCATGTTTTTGTGTCTACAATCCAATAGCCATCAGCTTTTGATTTAATTAACTCTGCCATAAATCCATCATCAGCTATAACAATATCTCCTGTTTGATAATCTCTATTCATTGTTGCACCTCACTTCCTTTTAATATTTTCCTAGCGTCTAGGATACCTTGCTTGTTTCCCCCTGCCATTGCTAGTAATTGTGATGAATTATCTAACCCTAGTTGACTTTTTAACGTGGTCAATAACTTCATATACTCGCCGTAATTATTTTGGGTAGTGTATGGTTTTTTCTCAGCTTGTTCAATCATTTCTTTTAATTCTGTTTGAATTATAGAGTAGATACTTTTAAGATATTTTTTTTTAGTTTGTTCAGCTTTATTCATTGTTAGTATTTCCTTATGTTTGTTTAACATTTTACGATGAAAGTGTTTTTTTCTTTTAACATTTCATCAATTTTGGCTTTACTCATTTTAGCTCTTAATCCTACGATAACGTTTTTGCCGTCGTTTTGAGGTGTCCTTAAGTCTGTTTTGTCCCCGTCGACAACTACCCTACCCATAAACGTTTTGGGTAGTTCCTCACGTTTATCAAATACCATCGCCACGTTTTGACCCCTTGCCATTGCTCTTTTTGTGGCGTCCCAATCGCCCCAATGAGAATAAGTTGTATGATATCCATTGGGTGTATTTCTGTTTTCTAGTTTAGTGTAGTCATAAAATTCTACATTAGGGAATAATTCATAGATGGTATTACCCCCAAATTTGTCAACTTTTATAGATTCCCATCTAATATCGCTATAGCTATTCAATCTAAACGTCGGCTTGATACTTTTTTTATCGCTTTTAATTATTGCTTTAGCTATTTCTGTTACTAATTCGTTCATAAAATTTTGTCTATCCTCAAAAAATCTTATAGTCTTTTTTATTCTAGCTTGCATAATATCAGGGAATATTTGAGCGTTACCCCTACTACCTACACACACATGAGAGCAATTAGATTTTTTAGGGTTATTCTCTTTAGCTATAAATTTATTTGCCATAGGGCAAGTATTATATCCACTTAAATCGGATTGAGCTAAACTTAAAAAGTAGGTATCAATTTGTAATTTTTTATTCTTATATGCTTTATAATTTGTAGTAGGGTCACTTAATAAACTCATTTTGTATTTCCTTTTGTTTGTTATATATATTAAATGCACTAGTTCAATAAAAGTTTCAAAATAAATAATATTTTTTTTAATACGTGGTACCCTACGTGTATGAGTATATGGCGTAATATTTAATTAATATTATTTTAAGACTTACTTTAATTTATATATATAATCAATAATACTTTAATATTAACGCCTACGTGAATTAATATATTAAAAATATAGTATTTACGTGAATTTCCCCTAAATAAAACTATTTACGTGAATTATCTTTTTTAAATAGTTACGTGAATCTACTTACGTGAATGTATTTTAATAAAAGTACTTACGTGAATGTTATATTAAAAAAATAGTAGACAAAAAGATTGAGCAGTTTAAAGACTTGCTCAGGTCTACCCTAGGAGAGGTTATTCTTTTTCTATTTCTAACTCTATATAGCTTAAAATACCTTCTAACATACCTTCTAAAAAGTTATAACATTCTTTTTTAGTTCCTCTCTTTGATATGTTTCTACATCCACCTCCTTTATTTGTAATCTGTTCTATTCTATACCCTCCATAGGCTTGACCTATATAGTAGGTGCCTATATTGGCAAATACTTTGTATTCTTTATTACTAAATTCATATGTAGACCAAGGTTCTTCTTCAAACTTTAAAAAGCTATTAACTTTCTTTAATTTGTTTTCTAGGTCTTTATTAGTTATTTTCATTTTATTTCTCCTAGTTTATTATTAAAAACTTTCTGTACTGCCTAAGAGCAAGGAATCAGCTTTGCTGATCTCCTTGCTTTCGCCTATTAAAGGCTCATCAGTTAGGCTTTTTTACTTTGATGTAATTTTATTATTTGTACTATTACCATTATTAAA